TCTTGTTGAGCGTATTCCTTCATAGCTTTATGAAAGTAAAGAATATACTTTTCGGAAATCTTTTCGTTATGAGTTTCAAAACATTCTTTGAAGTGCTTGTTCATTATTTCTTCTGCTGTTTTCATACTATTTTTTTAAAATTTTATCTTCCATTTTGGGGTTGTTTAACTATTTACTGGCTCAATGTTTAATTTCACTTCTGTAATTGATATTGCTCTCTTATGATGCTCTCTTGCATCTTCCATAGAATAATACTGCGAAAAGAATCTATAAGGAACATCTGTTTTTTGGCTCAATGTTTCAATCATAAAAGTTTTCCATTCTTTTTGTGGTGTTGCTAAAGATTCGCGATATTCTTTAAGCCTTTCAGTATAATGAATAGCATGCCATTTAGAAAGTTCAATGAATTCCTGAGGTGCGTTGTTGCTTTGCAGCCAATCAAGATGCTTCTCCTCATTTCTAATCATTGTTTCTATTTTATTCGCAATTTCTATTTTCATATACAATTAATCGAATGGTTTTGAATCAATGTCTTCACGTTCAACTTTAAAACGCTTGGCTTGTTGAATCGGCTTATAAACAAATCAGCCATTCGTTCTGCAGTTCTTAACTGGTCTTTTGTTTTGCAACTTACAATAGTGTCAATCACCTTTAGGTAAGCGCGTTCTGTTTGATATGCGTTCATTATATTAAGGATTTAATTACGTTTTTAATTGCTTCTATTTCGTTATCGGTACAAGGAATTTCGTCGCCTTCGCTGGTGATATAATAAGCCTCGTTAATCTCGTTCAATTCGCGTTCAAGTAAATAGTCTGCTGGCTCGTCTCGTGTCTCTCTGCTATAAGAAACAAAAGTCTCCATGATAGTCGCGTTAACCACGAGGCTAACATTACCCATATCAATTTCAAATTCAAAGGTATCGGTATCGTAATCGCCCACACCATCAAAGTTAAAATCTAATTTGTCAATCGCGCTAACTATATAGCGTCTGTGTTCTAAGAATTTGTTAATGTCGTACATATTATCTGCCTTTAACAAGTGTATAACTAACTTCACCGTTTTTTGTTAATATAGCGCAGTCCTTTATAAACTCTCTCGCTATTGATACTTTAGAGAAATTAATCTCTCTGACTTCCTTTCCTTCTTTTCTGATTACAGTTGCTTTCATAATATAAGTGTTTGTTTGTTTATAAAAAAAGTTCAATGAGGGTTATGGTATCAATCCCAGCTACGTTGTGTCAGATTCGGTGAAAGCTACTATCTCTGTTCTCATCTCTTACGAGAGTGCAGATTGGTTACTGTGTCGAGAAGACCTTGCTTACTACTCACATTGCATAATCCCGCCCCTATTTTACTATCGCTAATTCGCGACAACACTGCGAGAGCGTTGGTTTTCTTTTACTTGCTACTTTAGGAAGCCGCTATGGTGCGCGTTCTGTTTTCCTATAATTTCGGATTTCGTGTGCCAATCCCTCAAAGAACTATAAGCAAATATAGGAAAGTTATTCGGATATTAAACAAAACTTATTAAGAAAGTTTATTAACAATCTAATGTTTATAACTTATTTTGTTTAGTTATATTGTTTATTAATAAAGTTTGCCTATATTTGCTGAATAACAATTTAAACCAATTACTAAAATGGCAAAAAAAGAACTATTAAAACAAGCGAACTTCGCAAGGCTGGTGAATCAATCACCAGTGCGCATCTATTATTTAATCGAAACGAGGAGGCTTCCCGTTACCACTATTGACGGTGTGAACTTTATAGAAGCAAGCGAGGAGAATATAAACATTGCAAAACGTAAAACAAAGTAATATGCTAAAAAGTAAAATTCAAGAAACGCTTGACACGATAGGTCAAATTGATTTCGACATCCGATGGGTGCAGCAAAAGATTGCTAAACAAAATTACAATAGCTTTAAAAAGTCAGTAGAGCATCAGGAGAAGATTCAAATGATGGTACTTGAACGACTTAAAGAGAGATACAATAAGCAAGTCGAGAAGTTAAAAATTTATTAAATCAAACAAAAATGGAAAACAAACAAACAACAATCGAAGAAGTTCAACCAGTAGCAGAAGCAACTGCAGAACAACAAGTGGAAGCAACTGAGGAAATGAAATTTCCCCTTATTCAAAACAATCAAACCGACCTAAGCACGTTCGGAAATAAAGAAGGATTTGAACATTCAATGCGAGTAGCGAAAGCTTTAAGTGTTAGCGACTTGGTGCCAGTGCAATATAAGAATAACATTAGCAACTGCCTTATCGCTATTGATGTAGCAAAGAGAATAGGTGCGAGTGAGTTAATGGTTATGCAGAACTTGTACATCGTGCATGGCAAACCTTCGTGGAGTTCTCAATTCTTAATCGCAACTTTAAACGCGAGCCGTAAATTTTCACCGCTTAGATTTGAAGAAGACGATAAGAACGGTGGTAGATGTAGAGGGGTGGCGATTGACTTAGCAACAGGCGACAAAGTAGAGGGTGTTTGGGTTACTATGGAAATGGCACACGCTGAGAAGTGGGTAGATAAAGCTGGTAGCAAATGGAAAACAATGCCTCAGTTAATGATGAGATACCGCGCAGCTGCTTTCTTCACCCGTCAATTCGCGCCTGAGGTGTCAATGGGTATAATGACTCAAGAGGAAGTATATGATATTACAGCAATTCAAACTAAACCAGCAACAAAATGGAACACAGCAGAATAATAGTAGAAGCGGAACAGCGTAGCCCTGAGTGGCACGCTGCCCGTTTAGGGTTGTTTACTTCATCGGAGATATACAAGCTAATGAGCGAACCTAAAAAGAAAACGGAAACTTTAAGCGAAGGCGCTAAAACGTACATCATGCAGAAGGTTGCCGAGAGTTTAACGGGAATAGTTGAGGAAGTGCCAGTAAACAAGGCTATGCAATGGGGTGTTGACAATGAACCGCTGGCTAAACAATGGCTTTCTAAAATGCACAACTTTGAAATTATAGAAACGAAGTTTATCTATATCGAAGGTATGAACTACGGAGGTTCATCTGACGGCTGGATTCGTGAGATTGATTCTGCTTTGGAGGTGAAGTGTTTGAACACAGCAAATCATTTAACCGAGATTCGTTCAGCAGAAAGTGTGGAAAGCATTAGACAAAATTTAGCAAATCGTTATTGGCAAATTACAAGTGATGCCTACCTTCGGAACGCTTCTAAGTGTACTTTGTGCTGGTTCGATAGTAGAGTGCCGAATGACTTTGGTTTATTCACTAAGACTTGGGACATAGTTCCTGCCGATGTTGAATTGATGCTAACAAAGATTAAGCTGGCAAACGATTACTTTAATGAGCAATTAAATTATTTTACTAAACTTTAATAATAAGTTTGCACAATCAAAATAAAATACTACATTTGAAAAATCAAACAAACGACGTTCTTTCCCCTTAGTTTAATTACAGAACATTAGCCGAAGAGTAATGGATACAATCGGAGGTTAAAAGTGTGTGCGAGATTCATGCAGGGTTAAATTTTCAAACAAACAAAAACAAATAAACATGGATTACTTAGAATTTTTAAAACAGAAACAAAAAAAGCACGTTGAGAGCGGCTTTGAATTACCTGATGATGCACTTAATAAAAGCCTATTTCCTTTTCAAAGGTTTATAGTTAAGAGGGCTTTAAAGGCTGGTAAGTATGCGATATTTGCCGATTGTGGTTTAGGTAAAACATTAATGCAATTAACATTTGCCGAGAAGGTTGCAGAACATACCAATAAACCAGTGCTAATACTTGCACCTTTAGCTGTTAAAGGGCAAACATTAAACGAGGCTAAACGATTCGGAATAGACACCACTAACATAGTAATTCAAAACTATGAGCAACTTGATAATATTGATTGCTCTATTTTTTCGGGTATTGTTTTAGATGAAAGTTCTATTTTAAAAAACTTTGAAGGAGAAACAAAAAAGAATATCATTGATAAGTTTAAAAATACTCCTTACAAGCTGGCTTGCACCGCAACACCATCGCCAAATGACCCGATGGAACTTGGAAACCATAGCGAGTTCTTAGATGTTATGGGTAGAAATGAAATGCTTGCAATGTACTTTGTGCACGATGGAGGAGAAACAGCTAAATGGAGGCTTAAAGGTCATGCTATTAAAACATTCTATCAATTTATAGGAACATGGGCTATAATGTTAAACAAGCCACAGGATATAGGGTTTACAATGGAAGGTTATAACTTACCTACTTTGAATATTTTAGAACGTAAAATAACTACTCCAAAAAGGGATAACGGGCAACTATTTAACGATGCTATTATAAGTGCTACGAACTTTAATCAAGAGTTGAGGTTAACTAAGATTGAAAGAATGGAAGATGCTATTTCGTTGGTGAATAATAGCGATGAAAACTTCATCATTTGGATTAAGCAAAATGAAGAAGGTGAATATTTGAAAAAATTAATACCGTCTGCTGTTGAGGTTAAAGGTTCAGATAGTTCAGAGTATAAAGAAAAGATGCTTTTAGGATTCGCAAATAATGAATTCAGAGTATTAATTACTAAGACTAAAATAGCTTCGTTTGGTATGAACTATCAAAACTGCCGAAATCAAATATTCGCTTCTTTAGATTTTAGCTTTGAGGGATTATACCAAGCGATAAGACGTTCTTATAGATTCGGGCAAAAGAATGAAGTAAACATTCATTTAATTACTACCGATACAATGGCAAACGTAAAACAATCAATAGATAATAAACAAAAACAATTTGAACTTATGCAAGACGAAATGAGCAAAGCGATTAACGCTAATTTAAACAATGAACAAATGACATCAAATGCGTTTGATGTAACAGAAGAACAAAACGAATTCTTCAATATTAAAAGAGGCGATTGTATTCAGTTAATTAAAGATGTACCAAGTGAAAGTGTTGGATTATCTGTTTTCTCTCCACCATTCGCAGAACTTTATACATACTCAAGCCACTTAGAAGATATGGGTAATAGTAAAGATTACAATGAATTTTTGATTCAGTTTGGATTCTTAATAAAGGAACTTTACAGAGTTTTGCAAAGCGGCAGAAATGTAGCTGTTCATTGTATGGATTTACCTATTCAAAAAGGAAAGGAAGGATTTATAGGACTTCGCGACTTTAGCGGCTTACTTTTAAAAGCATTTAGTGAAGCTGGATTTATTTATCATTCACGTATAACGATTTGGAAAGACCCTGTTGTTGAAATGCAAAGAACTAAGGCGCTTGGTTTACTTCATAAGCAAGTAAAAAAAGATAGTACTATGAGCCGCGTTGGAATACCTGACTATGTAATGGTATTTAGAAAAGATGGAGAAAGAACCAATCCAGTAACAAACACAAATATACCAGTTGATTTGTGGCAAAAAATAGCTTCTCCAGTTTGGATGGATATTGATTACGGAAATACATTGCAAGGTTATAGAAATGGCAGAGAAGAAAATGACGAAAAGCATATTTGCCCTTTGCAATTAGATACTATTGAGAGATTAATTTTACTATATTCTAACGAAGGCGATACGGTACTTACTCCATTTATGGGTATTGGTTCAGAGGTTTTTCAAGCTGTTAAAATGAATAGAAAGGCTATTGGTTTTGAACTTAAAGAAAGCTACTACCAACAAGCTAAAAAGAATGTGCAGAGTGCTGTATTGGAAAAATCACAATCAACACTATTCTAATATGCAAGAACTAATCAAACGTAACTACGCTTCTATTGTGAAGCGTGGTTACATAACACCTGACACAACAGACTTACAATTCATTCGTAAAATTGAGGAAGAGTTCGAAGAGGCTATTTATGAATCATTACTTAAACGTAAAGACAAAGAAAACAATTTAGGCGAAGAATTAGCAGACGTTATTTTGACGTGCTTAAATTATGCGCATCACTTCTCAATCGACATTGAAAAAGAACTACTGAAAAAGATTGATAAAAACGAAACGCGAAAGGATTAATTTTGTATATTTGTGCATCTCTTAGCGGAAATTACGAAAATCACTAAGAAATTATTAAAACAACCAAGTCGGGCAACTGCTTTATAGGTCTTCGTAAACCTCCGCAAGCAGACCCGATAAGGTTTATATTTTATACCATTATGGCGAATGTCAGAATTATTTTTATTGGAAGAGGATTGTCGTTTGAAAAGAACACATCTTTTTTGGAATGCGAGTTGGAAGGACGTGAAATAGCAATCACTATCAGAGACGAGAGTGAAAAACAACCAACATCATTTATTTCCTTAGACAAATCAACAGCTATAAGATTAGCTAAGAAATTGAGAACTGAAATCAGCAAAATGGGAGAGGAGGTTTACAATGGCTAAAGGACTACCTTATTTTCAATTTGAAACCAGCGAATGGGAGAATGGAAATATACAAATGTGTACAAGAGAAGAAAAAGGATTGTTTATAGATATTTGCTCAATGTATTGGTCGAGACTTGGCGATTTACCTTATAAATTAGTTCTTCAAAAGTTATGCGCTGGCGATGCGACCGCATTACGTTCGCTATGCGATAGTAACATTATCGTAGAAATTGAAGGTAATTTATCAATAAAGTTTTTAGATATTCAGCTGGAAGATAGGGGTGCTGTTAGTAAGAAAAATAGTAAAATAGCAAAAGATGCTTGGGCTAAACGCAAGCAAAATAAGGGTATTGATGCGAACGCATTACGAACGCAAAGCGAACGCATTACGAACGCAATGCCAATAGAAGAGAATAGAATAGAAAAGAATATATATAATCTTACAGAAGATGAAATATATTTAGAATCAAAAAAAAATTGGGAGGAAATTGTTAAGCCCAGCAAATGGTTAGACTGGTTGATAAAAAACAACTTTACTACAAAAGAATTTTTGATAGCACGACTAAAAGAATTTTGGGTGATTGCTAACTACTTAGAGAATCCCGATAGAAAGCAATCTAAAGATATTAAATTACATTTTGCTAACTGGCTAAAAACAAACCCACCTAAAAAGGCCGAAGTACAGTTAAGCAATAACCCAGCGCCTTGGGCTAACTTTGGTAAACACGAAGAAGTATGAGTAAATTAATAGCAGCAGAAAACATCTTTGAGCCATCAGAGGGGCGCGCATTTGTAGAAGGTTTACGAAGTGGTGCGATAAAAAGAGGGCTTGGTATTGGCGACAAGGTAGCAGACCAGCATTTAGCTTATAAGCCCGAGCAACTTGTATTCATTAACGGGCATGACAACGTGGGTAAGACCGATTGGATTCTGTGGTACTTCTGTGTCCTAAGCAAAAAGTATAATTTGAAGTGGGATATATTTTCAGCAGAAAACTCAATAGGTTCATTGAAAGTTAAGATAGCGCAGTTCTTAACTGGTGTTAATATTTTTAAGATACCCGAACTCCAGCTTCATAGAACATTTGATGAGATGAGCGAAATGTTTAATTTCATTCGCAACGATAAACTATTTGATGCAAAGCAAATATTGGAAGTGAGCAGCGGCACGAAGTCAAACGGCTTACTTATTGACCCGTACAATTCACTTAAAGGAATGGGACTGGGTAACAACAAGCACGAAGAAGATTATGAGATTTGCGCTTTGATGCGTATCTTCTGCAAGCAAACACATAAAAGTTTATATGTCAATACGCACTTGGTAACTGAGGCTGCGAGAAAAAAGTTCCCAAAAGACCACGTAAACGAAGGACATTTGATGCCTCCCGAGAAAGCCGATACAGAAGGTGGGCAGAAGTTCGCCAATAGGGCAGATGATTTCATAAGTATTCACCGTATGACTCAACACGCAACAGCTTTTAATGTAACTGAGGTTCATGTAAGGAAGGTAAAAGAAACATTGACGGGCGGTAGTGTTACACCGAGAGAAGCACCGTTATTATTTACGATGCAAGACTATTGTAAATTCACTATTGGAGGCAATAACGTGTTAGAAACAACACCAGTACAACAAATATTAACAACACTAAACCATGCAAAAAATGAAGGATTTGAAACTGAGAGCGTTCAAGCGGATGCAGACCCTTTCCCGTATTAAGATAGCAGAGGAGAGAGAAACAGATAGCCTAAACGATTTATTTAAGGAAGAGATCATGATTGATTTATCTTTTGACTTGGCACTTTGCGAAATGATGGCGAAAAAATCAGCTGGGGCAAAAAAGAATAACTGGGAAAATATGGCTTTGCGAATTCAATCGTATAAAGATTACATTGAGAAAATTCATTCTAAGGCAAAAAGAGAGTATCTAATAAACGATATGAAGCCAAGTGAAGTGATTACATTACTCGATAAAAATAAGCGCTTAGAACGGCTTAATTTAAGTTTGATGAAACAGAATGAGAATTTAAAAACGCAAATTGATAACTATGTCGCAAAGTTTGGATTATAACGATAAGGTGTGGGGACTGCTTATTTCAATGAATGTGGGTGATGAATTCAATATAATTGAGAAGGTTGCACCTGAGAGAAGGCAAAATTTTATTGAGATAGTTAAAAGCTATATCGACCATGATTGTAGTGATTTAACTTATATTGAACTCAACAACGAATACACGAAAATTAAAAAATATTTAAAATAAAGATGAAAAAGTTTGCAGAATAGAAAAGTAGTTGTATATTTGAGAACAAATTAAAACAAACAATATGAAAACAGAAGACAAAAAATATTTCAAAGCAGTATTAAGTGCATACGAATCGCTTGAAAAAAAACAAGAAAACGGAACTATCACAATGGATGAAGAAGCGTCAATGAATAGCTTGTTTCAAAGACTTGAAATGTACTTATATGAAAACTAAAAAAGGCTGGGGTGGCGCTCGACAAGGTTCGGGTAACAAGCCTAAGTATAATGAGAAAACAACTACCATCGCTTTTCGTGTACCGATTAGCAAGGTAGATGAGGTTAAGGTATTAATCAAACAAAAACAAACACAATGGAAAATAAAGACACAAGATTAATCTACGTTTACGATTCAAACGGCACTTTGGTAAACGGTAAGCCTTTTGTTGGGTTTAATAATTCGGTAAAGGTGATTATACCGAATGAATCTGATGATGAATATGATTTAGTTGTTATTGATTCAATTAAATGGAATTGCAGACCAAATGGAGATGCAATACATGGCTACTACTTCCGCACCCGACCGACAACCGTTTTCAAATCAAGAGTGAAGTTTTACAATCTAAAATTAAAAGCATGAAAGCAGCAGAAAGAACAACGTACATATACCGAATAGTAGGTAAACAAAGACACTTGGAAATGGTATGCCCAACGATAAGCGCAGCATCGAGATTCATAGCGAGAGAATTAGATTTGAACGTGCGAACCTTTAGGATTGAAGGGCATATAGACACAGAGATACCAGTCGGGAATCTATACGTGCTAACTTCATATCTAAAGTGGAAAAGCAAAGCAAAGCAGATAAACGAATTGATGATTGAAGCGGCAAATAACCCTCAACATTTGCGATTTACTGGTTTTAGTTATAAGTTTGACGAATGCGAGTTAGAGGAAGAATTGACGACAATCAAAAAGAAGTAGTTAGCCAGCTTCGTAAGTTAGGTGTAAGTGTTGCGATTACTTCAATGCTGGGGAAAGGTTTTCCTGATTTAGTGTTGGGACATCAAAATAAAAACTACCTGATCGAACTTAAAGATGGCAATAAAACAAAAAGCAGAAAGACACTAACAGAAGACGAGGCAAAGTTTTTTAATGATTGGAAAGGTCAAGTTGATAAATGCGAATCATTAGATGATATTTGCAAGGTAATAGGAATAATACTTTTTTAATATGGATGATTACGATTTAATGCCGTTCGGCAAATACAAAGGTTATGAGTTGGGCGATGTACCAGCCGAGTACTTATTGAACATTCTTAGAAGTGGCGAGGCTACGGGGCAACTCAAAGAATACATCGAGGACGTTAAAGAGATATTAGAAGTTGAGGTACAAAGTAAATTGAATTGAAAGCAAGCGTAATGAAGAAATTTTTATAAATTCGTAAAAACAAAAACGAATGAGCGGCAATTTCGATGCAGAGAAAAGAGTTCTAATTGACAAGATGCTGAATGATTGCATTGAAGATATGACGAGAGAGAAGGTAAATGAGTATTACGAGTATATAAGGGACAAGTTCTATATTTACAACCTCCCGAAGGAATGCGATTTAATGCACGTTCTTAAACAAAGATTTTACGGCAGAGGTAAATGGTGGATGATAGACTGCCCGATCAATAAGTTGAAAGTAATACAAGCGAAACGAGAAACATATAAACGACCTTATTTTATTGAGGTCTTAAAACAAATAGGATGAATAGAAAATTAAAAGCAGTAGTTCAAACGGTGTTATTTGTAGCCTTGATAGGTTCGCTAATATCTTTATGCTATCTTACTAATTGGAAGGTAGGGGTAGCAGTTTACACGCTTATATCATTGCATTACTTATTAGCGAAAGATGAAAAGTAAAGAAGCAGAGTATTACGCAACGATAGTTAAAGAGGCTATCAAGGAAGTAAAGAAACGTAAAGTAAAGAAAACAAATGGAAGCAAAAAAAATTAAAATAAGCGAGATTAAACTTAACCCGAATAACCCGCGATTAATCAAAGATGATAAGTTTGCCAAGCTGGTGAAGTCGGTTAAAGAATTTCCCGAAATGTTAGACATTCGCCCGATAGTGGTGAATAGCGATATGATTATTTTAGGCGGCAATATGCGATATAAAGCATGCAAGGAAGCTGGATTAAAAGAAATACCCGTTATTATAGCCGAAGGACTAACAGAGCAGCAGCAGAAGGAATTTTTAATAAAAGATAATGTAAGCGGTGGGGAGTGGGATTGGGATATGCTGGCGAATGAATGGGACGATGAAAAATTAGTTGAATGGGGATTGGATTTACCTTTAGGTAAAGAAGTTAACGAACAAGATTTATTTGACATAGAAATTCCTTTTTATACACCATCTGAAATAAAACCAAATATTAACGAATTAGCTAATTTAGATAAAACAAAAAATTTAATTGATAAAATAAACTTATTAAAAGTTAGCGATGAGTTAAAAGAAATTTTAATAATTAGAGCGTCTTTTTTTACTGACTTTAATTTTCAAAAAATAGCCGATTACTTTTATAAAGAAAATGAAGAAGTACAAGATATTTTTAAAGATTTGGGAATGATTATTTTAGCACCAAAAGAAGCATTAAAAAGAGGCTTTATTGATTTACAAGAAAACGCTTTTGAATTATGATATTTTATGTTTTGAGTATTCAAGAAAAAAGCAAAAACAAAACCGTTAGATATTTAGATAAAAAAGGTTTTGATTATAAGGTTTTGATTCCAGATTGTTATTCCGAATTAGCAGAAAGCTATAAAGAAAAAGCAATAGTTTACGATACTAAATTATGTAAATCATACGTGGATTTTTGCGGAACAAATATTGAAAATGGCGCTGCTGTTGGAAGGGTTGCGAGTATATTTGAAACAAAAAAAAGTGGCGAAATTTGCGTTTGTTTAGATGACGATTACGGTGGTGGATTAACCGCAAGTAAACCATTAAATCAATATAATAAAGATAGATTAACTTATGTTATTGATAAATTATATAAACTAACAAAAGAAACTGGAATTATATTTGGAGGTTACAGCAGTGGGGCATACCCTGCAACAAAGTTTAATATTATGCAAGTGTGGATTATGGATAAAAATTGGAATTTAACTGATTTAAACATGATACTTAACGAAGATGTAAATTTTTCAATAAGCAAATGGCAACGAGGAACAGCAAATTTTGGATTAGCAACTTTAATACGTAGCAACGCACAAACAGCTGAAATGGATAAAATAGACGGCAATACTAAACATATTTACGCAACAGACAGAAGTTATAGAAAATCTTTTGGAAGTATATTACAAGACCCGAATAACGCTAAATTAACGATAAATAGACACAATACAAAAAGAGGTGCTTTGTGGCATCACAGAATCAGTTGGAGTAAAATAACACCCAAAATTTTAGACAATGGCATACGATAGATTAAAAATATTCGAGCAAGCAAAGGAAGTAATAATTAAACACAAATTGTTTTTTGTGGAGGACATTGTTTCTTTTTTACCATGTGCAAAGCCTACTTTTTACGATTTTTTCCCTCCTGACTCTAACGAATTGAACGAACTAAAAGAATTATTAGAACAGAATAGAGTTACTTTAAAGGTATCAATGCGCTCAAAATGGTACACCAGCAATGCGCCAGCTTTACAGATGGCATTGATGAAATTGATAGCAACAGACGAAGAATTAAGAAAGTTATCAATGAATCACACAGATATAACTACTAACGGCAAAGAACTAAATGAGAAGCCTATTATAATTGATTGGAATGGCGGAAGCGACAAGGATAACACCCTTTAATAAACAGATTGAAGCTAAGAGAGTAGCTGACACAAAAACCTTTACGCTTTACGGGGGTGCTATCAGAGGTGGAAAAAGTTATTGGTTACTGCTTTGTTTACTTTCTAATTGTTTCAAGTACGATAAAAGTAGATGGTTGGTGGTGCGTGAATCACTACCAACACTTCGAAGAACTATATTAGTAACCTTTCAAAGATTGCTTGATGACGGATTTCAGCAATACGTTAAGGAGTTCAATCAGCAGACGATGACGGTTACCTTTACTAATGGCTCTCAAATAATATTCTTAGCTGAATCATTTGATACCGACAAAGAACTAAATCGTTTTAGAGGGCTTGAAATTAACGGGGCTGGCTTAGACGAGATAAACGAGTTGCAAGAAGCAACATTAAACAAGGTGATTGAGAGAAGTGGAAGTTGGACGGGTTCGCCAAATTGCCCCATTCAAATCTTAGCAACGTGCAACCCATCGGGCGGTTGGGTGAAGAGTAGAATTTACGATAAGTGGAAGGATAACGCGCTGCCGCCAACGTGGGCGTACATACCAGCTAAGATTAGCGACAACCCACATATTCCTAAAGATTATATTGAATCGTTAAAGGCAAATATGCCAGCGCATGAATATGATGTGTTTGTTAATGGCAACTGGGAGGTTAGTTTAACGGGCTCACTATTCAAGCGTACAGAGTTCAACTACTTCGAGGAGTTGCCAACGGGTAAAGCGGAAAGCGTACTTGGTTATGTCGATGTTGCCGATGAAGGTAGCGATTACCTATGCGCGTTATGGGCGAAGATATACGATGGCAAGATATACATCACAGACGCTATTTTCACACAAGACACAATAGACATAACTTGTCCAATGGTGGCAGCTAAGATTAAGGAGTTGAACGCTGACTATACTCGAATAGAGGCAAACAATCAAGGCAGCGGATTCATCCGCTTACTTCGTCAATCGGTGCAAGAGGATAAGGTATTAAGCATAAAGAACACCGCAAACAAGCACACGAGAATATTGATGGCTTACCACATCATTAAAAATAAATTCGTATATGTTCACCCTGAGAAGCAGACAGATGAATATAGGGCAATGATGCAGCAAATATACGAGTATAAGAAAGACGGTAAGAGTAAGCACGATGATGCACCTGATGCGATGGCTGGGCTGGCGAACTTCATACAAGCCTTACTGCCGCACATCTTTGAATAAAAAAAATTACCGATTACTTTTATAATTAATTTTAAAAAAAATTATTCAAATGAGTTATGTATCTAATTTAGTGGCTCGCATGTTCGGGCTTAGCACCTTCAACGGTATGTACTCGACCTCAATATACGACCGTAAGAACCCCATTCTTATTGATACGGAAAATAAACTAAGAATTTATAACACTATTCCTCATCTTCAATCTGTAATCAACCAGTTAGCTGATATGTTCAAGAACATGGAGATAAAGCTATACGATAAAAAGACTGGTGAGGAGATTAAAGAGCATGAGGTATTAAACCTATTGAATAGACCTAACCCGTTAAGAACGCGCGAGGAGTTTCTATTTGAATACTATGTGTTTAAATCTGTTTTTGGTAATGCTTTCATTTACGAGATTAAAGGACTGCCAAGCGCGTTACCTTCATTAATGTGGAACTTACTTCCAAGCGATGTTGAGGTTATTCCAACGGGTAAGCTGTACAATCAAACGACCGTCGATGGCATCATTAAATCATACAAGGTATATGATCAAGGCACTTACTTTAATGTGCAGCCTTCGGATATGATATATAAGAATGAGGGAGTGGGTGGTAACCTTATAACATCGCAGAGTAAGATTGATTCATTGCAACTACCTTTATCAAATATAATAGGTGCATTAAAAAGTGAGAACGTGTTAATAGTTGAACGTGGTGCTGAGGGTATATTAAGCAATGAAAGCCAAGCCGATGGCGGTGCGATACCTTTATTCAAAGAGGAACGCGATAGAATAGAACGTGAGATGCAAAGAAGCTACGGCATATTTGACGGGCAGAAGCGTAAGATCATCACCAATAGTTCTTTGAAGTGGCAGCCGATGACATTCCCTATTAAGGACCTGATGTTATTAGAGTGCATAGAGAGCGACTTTCAAACTATCTGCGCTGCTTACGGTGCTGATAGAGATATTTTCCCAAGCACGAAGGGCGCAACATTCGAGAATAAAAACAACGGTGTTAAATCAACTTATCAGAATACAATACAACCTCAAGCCGATGACCTTATGAGCATCTTAAATGCGGCTTTTGGTTTAGAAAAACAAGGGCTTTATTTAGTTGCTGACTATTCTTATTTGCCAGTGTTGCAAGAGGATAAACAAAAGGAAGAACAATCCGAAAAAACAGAAGCAGAAAAAAACAGCATCAATGTAAATACGATAATCACTTTGAATAGAGCGGTGTTAAATGGAGAGATAAGTCGTGATGTTGCGGTGAACATATTAAGCGATGTCATGAAGCGAGGTGTAGAGGAGGCAAACCATCACATCAATTAAAGAAAAAAAATTGCGAATACTTTTTGTATTTATTTTTGAAAAGAAATGGAAGAAGCGAAAAAACATATACTAAGTGAAGTCGATAAGAAGTCGGCTCATTACTCAGTTAAAAGTGCTGATGCAAACATTTTAGATGTTAGCACATCGTCCCGTATCGTTACGGGCTTTTTCAATTCTTACAACTTCTTTGATTCAGATAAGGATGTGTTAATAATGGGTTCGGCTAAGAAGTCAATCGAAGAGCGCGGTGTGAATAGCACAGCAGTTGCAAAGATTAAACACGCATTGAACCACGACCTGACGACCTTAGTAGGTAAGTTGCAAGTGCTGGAAGAAACAACTAAGAATGGAATTACTGGTATTTATTTTGAATCTAAGATTGCCAATACAACACTTGGGAATGATACTCTTATCAATTATAAAGAGGGCATATACGACAATCATTCAATCGGCTTTAAGTACAATCAACTCTCTTTAATAGAGGCAGAGAAAAGCCCCGTTGCGTGGAATGAAGTATTGAGCAAGCTGGTAAACCCACAAGAAGCGGAGAAGTTCGGGTACTTATACTTAGTAAAAGAAATAAACCTTTTCGAAGGTTCAACTGTTGCCTTCGGTGCAAACTCTTTAACTCCATTCTTAGGCGTTAAGAGCGGCAACAAAGAATCAATAACATTAGCATTAGACAGCAAATTAAATCAGTTGATGCACACCGTTAAAAACGGCTCTCAATCTGATGATATGATGCACACACTTGAACTGCAAATAAAGCAGATTAAACAAGTGTTAAAAGAAATTGAAGTAGCTGAAACCTTTGATAAGCCCACACTTGCAAAAGTGCCGAGCGAAGCAAAATCAAGCGAACCGATAAAACCACAATTCGACGTAAATCAAATCATTAAAAATCTAAATTTCTAAAAAATGGAAGCACAAGACCAAAAAGCGTTAGTTGACGCAATCAACATTGAAGTTGGTAAAAAACTTGATGCGGTGAAAGCCGAATCATTAAACGAAGTAGCAAGTTTAAAAGCCGAATTAGATGCAGTTAAAGCAGCTAAAGAAGAATTGAAAAGCGAAGTAAACGGAGAGATTGTTAAATTGAAAGCAGCTAACGAAGCGGCTTCTGAAAAAACAGAATCTTACAAATCACTTGCTGACCTATTCGTTGATTCTTACAAATCGTTATTAAAAGAAAACGGTGCGGACAAAATGAAGAAAAAAGGTTTCAGCGCTTCAATGGAAGTTAAAGCTGCAGCTACTATGACTACTGCTAACATTGACGCGGTAGGTACTAATAGTATTCCTTATCAATTAGCTTCATTTTCAGCTGGCTTGGTAACAACTAAGAG